GTGCGTTTCGAGCGCAAGGGTGACCTTCTCAACTATGTGTACTTAGTATGCAACAATGGATCTCTTGTACAAGCGGAGTCTGATTGGACTGATCTTATTGACAAGGTCGAGGTCCTCGTGGGTGGACAGGTTATTGATGAGCAGGATTCTACTTACTCTACCCTAATTGCTCCTACTCTCTCCGCTACCACTTCTTCCAAGTCCGTCGCGGGTGATCTTTTCGGTGGTTCTACAAATGAGAACTTCTACCCTCTCCGTTTTGCTTTCTGTGAGAATTGGCAGACTGCTCTTCCACTCATTGCCCTCCAGTATCACGACGTGGAGCTTCGAATCACATGGGGTGCTAACGCCAGTGATTCCAGTCGCAAGTGGGATATCTATGCCAATTATGCGTACCTCGATACCCAGGAGCGTGAGTTTTTCGCTTCCAACCCTCAGAACTTACTGATTACCCAGGTCCAGAAGACTATTAAGTCTGGTGCCAAGATTCAGGAGCTTAACCTGAATCATCCCGTCAAGTATTTGGCGGCTGCTGATTCTTCCGCGGTGAACATTCTCGGTCATGATGGCTCTGTTGATAATAAGCTTAAGCTTCAGATTAATGGTACCGACGTTGCGGACTTCAAATTTGCCAACCCCAACTTTTCGGTGGTTCCCCTTTACTACCACACTACTAACGCCGGATCCGCGGTTGCTTCTGCTACCGTTGAGAAGCTCTTCTTTTACCCCTTCTGCCTTGACGCCGGTAAGGTTCAGCCAACTGGTAGCCTGAATTTCAGCCGCCTCGACTCTGCTCGTATCGTAAACGACCGTAATGATTCCGACCAGGATATTTATGCAGTGAATTACAACATTTTACGTGTGGAAAATGGTATGGGAGGTCTCCTTTACAGTAATTAAATCTCTTTGTAACTAATAAAACATATGTGGAACGTAGTTTTCCTACTCGCCATCGTTTTTGTATTGTCGTATGATCCTAAATCCAGGACACTTGAAAAGTATGTTGCTCACCCCACAGCACCTACCCAGAAATCATGTGAAGATACGCATTACCAATCCGTCCAATTTGCCCAAAGTCCATATGATTGTCCACCATCAGGAAGAACTCAAATGGGTGCTATCGTGTAGAATACTTAAAAAGAAGGTGTGTATCTAAGTTATAATGATTGCAATGGACCGTGAAACCCTCATGATGATAGCCACCATCGTAGCTATCGCTGGTGTCATTTTCCTATTCAAGGAGATGAACAAGCAGAAGCAGGACCTTGAAGGTCTTAAGAACTTTTCCAGTACCCTCATTCAGAGGATGAGGGTACCTGAGGCTCCTATGGTTACCGAAGATGAACCAGAGGTTGAATGTGAGGTTGCTGAAGAAAAGAAGGAGGAATAAACATATCCGGTTATTATAACTTGCGAATGCGCAATGAAAAAATACAAAGCTATAGCTATACCTGTCAGTTTCGTTGACGATAAGCCTCGTTTTCTTACAGTTAGAGACCGAAGGTTTAAGGAATGGATATTTGTCACAGGTGGATGCAGGCGGAGAGAAATTTTCAACCCGATCAGATGTGCCCTAAGAGAATTAGAGGAAGAGACTCGTGGTGTTGTATCACTTAAAAACGGTGAATATACCGAATTTAAGTTTACAGTTAAAGAGAGTCCCACTATAGATTTGGAATACAATGTATTTGTATTCTATGTGGACTATAATAGAAATTACCAACAATCACTGGTAAGAAAATTTTACGAAGAGAAGCAGAAGATGAATCTTAGGAAGATACAGAAGCTACCAATAAAAAAGACTTATGATGAAAATGATTATATGAGTTTTGACACACTCGAGGATTTCAATTCACGTAGACAGTGGAAACTTATAATTGACAATGTTTTGAAAAACCCAAAGTTTTATTCGTGTGTAACTTCTCTCAATAGAAAAACCTTCTCTATTAAATAGAATGAAGTCAAAGGCTTACATCCTTCTACAGATTAGAGAACTTTTGAAAAAAAATCGAGGATTTTGTGATGAAGAAGTGGATATATGGGCGAAAGAGAATGAGAAGAAAACTGTGTATGAACTTTTAACTTTTAAGAAGGAAATTTCTCAGAGTCAGGAATACCATGATGTCTCTTGTGTGAGATGGTTTAGAGAAGAAGATCAATAACAAGGTATGTTTAAGAAGTGGTGTAACCACAATAATTTCAATAATGCAACCAACTTATCGCATGTGCTCATGGACGGTGGTGTCCTTTCCGTGCCATTCGATAGATTGAATGACTTCTATGAAAAGTATATAGAAGCTGTAAAGAGTGGAGAAAAACTTTACGTAGTAGAACAAAAGACGGAAACTTATAATTTCTTCGTTGATATAGACTACAAAGATGACGTGGCTCTAACATTAAGTGAGATTCAGGATATTTGTAAAATTATTTGTGATAAGGTTAAACGTCACGGTGGCAAAGAATGTCTTATATCTGTTTCTCCTCCTAAAAAGGCGGGTGAACTTGTTAAGACTGGTGTTCACTTGAATTGGTCTGGTTTTGTAGTTGATCAGTCATCAGCTGTGGCACTGAGAGAACATATTTTGATTGCTCTAACAAAAGCAAAAGGATCTATAGATTGGAATGAAATTATAGATTCCTCTGTATATGGTGATATTAGACGAAAATCCAAAGGAAGTGGTTTCCGTATGCCATGGTCTCACAAGATGGCTAAACACAATCCATGTGGTGGTCGTGGATGTGAAGAATGTGGTGGTACAGGTAAGATTGTACAAGTTGCCTACTTACCTGTTTTCATTTATAAGCATGGACCTCTGAGTACTCTTCTCAAGATTGATCAAAAACCAAATATTGACACGCTCAAAATGTCTGCAATTAGAACGAATGAAGTTCAACACATAACAGTTGAACCACCATCTAAAGTAATCAAGGAAGGTGCATTTACCGATGCCCAAACCAAAGATGAGATTCAAAATGATGAACTAAAGTGTCTCATTGAAGATTTTATTCGAAAAAATATGGAGGGACAAAGTCTATCAATCGTTACTAAATTATTCAAACATAAGGAAACATTTTTGGTAAGTACAAACTCTAAATATTGTGAAAATCTGAAAAGACCTCATAGTTCCAATCATGTATGGTTTCATGTGAGTGGTTCGGTAATTGCTCAAAAATGTTTTTGTAGATGTGAGACTATTAGAGGTAGACGAGATGGTTTCTGTAAAGATTTTTACGGTCGCAAACATCAATTACCACCCAAAATTGTTGAAAAAATGTATCCCAAAAAGGAAGACCTCAAGAAGTGCCCCGAAATTAAAAAGTTTGAAGAAAAACCCCAAATTAAACATTCCGCAGTAAAAGCACCTCTCGAGTCATACATGGTTAGATGTATGAAAGTTCCAGAAGATACACGTGTTGTAAGTGTTGCACGTCAAAAGTCTGGATTTACAGTATTAACCACGGTTACACATTGTGAAACGATCAAAGGTGTTCATGAAGGGGCTACAATGTCATATACAATCAATGGAACGAAAATCACTCAAAAATGTCCTATTTGTAAAAAGAATAACGCAAGAACTTACGAACTTAGTGGTAGTGTTAAACAAGCACTTAAACCATCTGAAAAAAAATAAAGATCAGATAGTAGAAGAATGGCATTGATTCTATTAGGTATTACAGCATACATAGCATCCACACTTATAGGTGATATTAAGTTTAAAAATGTAGTGCCAAACGGAGTTGATGAATTCCATATATATTCAGGTGTTCATCCAGAATTATATAAAGAATATTTGAAGCATAAAAAGGCTGGTAACATACGTATGACACAAGAAATATTAGAAGAGCTCGCACTTTACACAGATATAGAGTTTAGAGAACAATTTCATCAAAAGATACTTAAAAAGCAAGATTCTTTATCTATATAATGGTACAAACACGTACGCGAACTGGTAGACATATAAAGAAGCCCGAGCGCTACACTCCAGTAGAAAATGTTTTAGAGGATGATTATACTAACGAGGAGTATGATTCTGATGAGATTGGATCTGACTTTGACACAGACGAGGAGATTTACTCCGATGAGGAAAGTGAGGACGACGAAGATGAGGGAAGTCTCAAGGACTTCATCGTAGATGATGATGAGGAAAGTGAGGAAGAAGACGCTTAAAAAAATCGATAACTATATAAAAAATGGAGACTGACTTGGGAAATCCCATTGATTATGATGCAAATATGGATCCATTAAAGAAAGAAGAAGATAGTACACCTATTAGTGATGAAATGATCCCGGAACAAGCATATTATTATCATCCATCGGAAATGATGGCACCTCCTCAACAGCAGTATCAACAGCAAGAAAAAATTGATTTTCTATCCAATATCGACAAGTCTACATGGATAATTGCATT